TGTGAAAAGCTCACCAAATAGACCCGTAGCATTGGGCATGCCTAATTTTCTCGCCTCTTCAGGAGTTACTAAGGAAAATCCATATATTTCTAGTAAGTGCGAAAGATAGGGGAAATTAACCAAATATTCGCGAAATACTTTATTAATAGATTCTTGATATACATTTATTGCATATCCAACACTTGTTACATTATTTTCAAATGTGTCGCTGCTATATTGTTTTGTAATTTCCCAAAGTTTTTTCTCATCTTGGGCAGCCCCAATACTTTCATCAACTTTTTTATTTTCGAGAGCTTCAAATATCTTCTCGCCGTCATAACATGTCCCTATAAAGTAGCCATTTATTACACAATTTTCACTTATATTTCGAATGAAGTTCTGCAATATAGTTTGATTTTCAAAGAAGTAGTGTGTGGCAAACTGACAGGAGACAATATCAAATCCATTCTTACCTTTTCCGTATTGTTTATACACGGCGCGACCTAATTTAGCAGCGTCCTTTTCGCCTTGACCTAAGATGGCGCGTAATATTTGACCTCCACTTGTTGTTGCTGCGGCACTGCCATTGCGAATATTTAAGCTGCTATTACCTTCAATAAAGAGGGCATCTGGCATATTGCGATAGCGTTTTCGATAATTAAGATATCTTGCGCAGGCCCCATCTTTTCTATTTTCGATATTATCCTTGGATATATCAATACCTAATATGAAACTTAAATGCGAATGGATCCATTTTGGGAGATCACCTGCTTTTCCAACGGCCAGATCAATTAATGTTCCGCCCCGCTCAGCTACAGTCGAGATGAGAAGACGTTTTACATACAGATTATGAAAATCGCGCAATGCCCGCGTATTAGTAGCGCCAGAGCGGCGATAATAGACATTATCATCAGCCAGTTCATCAGGAATATCTTTTCCTGTTTTCAACATTTCACTTGTTATAGGATCATGTATTGATTGCCATACACTCTGAGCCACATGAAAAGCATTCCCATAGTTCTTGATTCCCTGGCGATATTCCGCCGTCTTATCATACCTGACACGAATAGGAATCCACCGCCAAAAATCATCCCGTGTACGATCATATCTGAATTCAACAATCATATTATCTTCAAATGTTTCATGTTGATTTTCAGTTAACATATAATTATTACCATAAATATCTTGTTTTATTTTAATATTACAAATAGCCGCATTTGGATCGCTGGGATTTGTAGGATAGAAGCGGGCGGGCTTATAATGATCATTATTATAATCACGGCGACCTGACAGATATTTTCCATCGATAATATCTTGACAAGGATTGAGATACCCATGTTTACGTTCGTCGTAACCTACACGCAATATTATAGTTTTGTATTGAGCTATCTGTCTAACTGCTGACATATCTTCACCTGTTTCAAAGATATTACCAACGAATTCTTGTCCATTATCAGTTTTTTTTGTAGTGATAAGGAAATCAATTGTATTGTATTGAGGCGGTTTCCATTTAAGTGAGCGCCGCCACGTAATCTTGTGCGCCGGTGGCGTTTCGCCTATTTTATTCGACGCGACCCCTGTATTTGCCGGCGTAAATATAAGCCCATCAGTTTCATACTCAAATGCTCCATCAGCAATACTACTGAGCAGTTTGTTACAATTTACAAAGATGCCTTCACCCTTCGATTTATAGAATGTCTTGGCATTAATCTTGAGCGGAGCATCACCTGCACCGGAAAGCGGCTCCAAATCCAATGCTTCAACAAATTCCGTAAGTTCGTGAAAACGTGTGTTCGGATATTCATCTTGTTCCAATTCAGCAAAAGGTAGAGGACGCAAATCTTCCCTATTTTTGAAATAAATGTCAAATATCAAGTATTTATTAATAAACTTACCCATCTTATTATGTAAAACATGTTCACCATCAAGAATAGAATTATGCAATAAACCATTAGCTGTCTTGCTGCCAGTAAATTGTACTTTCATATCCGTAGTTAGCAAATAGACACGTCCTGCCGAATTTATAAATAAGAGTTTACGTAATCCATCGGCTTTGTCCGTCAAGGTATACGGATCGCGAATATTCGGCGTTTTAAGTTCAGGATCGGGTGAAATGATGTTTCCCATTTCGAGAGAAATGGAAGATGGACCAACAAAATCTTTGGGGCGTATGCGAGAGTCATGACCGACGCGGCCATGTATTAATTTCATATAATTTCGGAGAATCTTCATTTGTTCACTGAAGGCTATTGGATAGTTACTACGCTGCCAACCTCCCAATATGACCCGTATCGCCTTCCGCATTTTGGTAACAATATCTTCCTTCTTAATCCCATATTGCTTAATATCAGACAAAGAATTGATTTCTATCTCTATTTCGTAGTGTTCCGGATTACTAAAAAGATTAGAATCTTGGATTGTATATGCCGCTAGCATATGTCCACCCACAATTTTTGATGTCTTAACAATACTGCAATCGACTTTTAATGGATAATCTTTATGGGTAAATGTGAATCTTTTAATAAATCTATAATTTTTTTTGGAATTATCCCATTCTCTAAGCATTGATTTAACACGCCGATCAGAGATAGGGATATTATTTTCTTCCTTAAGGTCAAGACGAAAATTGAAGTCATCAAAATCAACCGGTCTCACCACTTTGTTACCAATATACTTTCGCCGCTTTTGTGTGAACGTAATATATTTTGGCAGATTTTCAACCATTATATCACCGGCGGCACCCTTTACATCAAAGCGATTTGTTTCACAAAACTTTTTAATATTACTGAGAGAAGGAATCTCTACGCGTATATTTGACATTTTAACATCTCCACTTCTAACATCAACAAACGAACTTTGTATCGTAAGACGATACGCACCTGTTGCCCGAGCACTTGTAAAACCTTTGCTTTTTAGATTTCGAATAATATTATCGAAATCAATGCGTGTTAAAGCACCACGATGTTTCGTCCCAAATTTGACTTCCAATTCATCATGTGCGTTTTCTGATATTAGGTATGTGTCCACGAGTGTAGAAAGTCGATCAGACATGAATATATAATAAATTAATATTAAAATATCTTTATTCAATTTTTAGTGTGATTAAATTATATAATATTTGCTTAGTGTATTTTTTACCAAGCGCATTCACCCCGGGATAGAGACATTTGTATATTTTGTATAGTTCAGATATTTTAAATGTCGATATACCCTTGAGAGGTTTATGAATATTCTCAATTTTCCAATAGTTTGCAAGTTCATTGGCTATATTCGTGCTTTGGAAATCTAATCCATATTTATTATTTACCTTTCTTATTATATGTGGAGTCTGGGATGGAATCGATATATGTTCATAGTAGTAATTATCAAAGATCATGATAATATTTACATTATATAAGATGCAAAGTGCAAGAAATGTTTTATGAGTTATGCAGCGATTATTCAGAAGATCATTTTCAAGATCATGGATTTTTAGTTTGTTCGCTTTCATAAGATCCTTGTTTTTTCTTAGTTTCTCGATAAATGATATTTTCTTATTTTTTTCTATTTGAAATTTATGATTACCTATCATAAAATATTCATCTTTACCTTCTAGAATAATATAGAAACACCAAAAAAGAGCATCATAAGATCGAGGGGTAAATATACCTGTTTCTTTTTTATGAACAGGTGTATTTACTTGATTAATAGTTTTTGTCACCTTTGCATTAGGTAGGTTACCCAACATACCTATATCTAATGCAAATTCTTGTAAATGTTTAATTATCATCATCTATTTATGTAAGCGCCATTTCTTTATTATTTTTAAAAAAAGAGTTAGCGTATTCTTCTTTTTTCTTCTCGACTATTTCTAGTTGGTCTTGTTGTGTTGATACATAATTTAAATAGTCGCCCAATGCAAGTATGCTCGTACTATCTAATTTATTCATATTAACAAATATACCATTTCGATTTTCTGTATACTCAACTTTTTGTTTTTGTAAGAGACGGAATACCTCTAACTGGTGAAATTTGCTTAAAGCTTGAAGTTTCTCTCGCAATATTATTAAATTGTCCATTTAAAAAATTAAAAATTATATATTTAAGTAAATATTTGCTATTTAATTTTTTTTTTAGGTTCAACAAGGGTAGCAATAATAGAAATGTATTTATCATTGAGTTCAAAACGTTGACCAATTACTTTTATCAAAATATCCTCACCTTCCTTTCTTGTGGAAAAATACTTACTTTGATATTGATGATCGCGCGCAATAAATATAACAACGGGCGATATATCGCCTGAAATTTCGGCGCGGATCCCTGCTTTTGTAACATTTTTTATAGTACATCGAATCTTCATACCTTCTACTGGGCGACATGCTTGACATTCAAATACCACATCGAAAATTACAGAATTTCCATCAATAAGCCCTGAGGAATATGTTAAGATATTAACAGAATCCCTCTTAATATATCCTTCATTTATACACTTCCCTTCTAATTTCTGCCTTAAATCCTGACTTATAATATGTTCAATATTTCCACCTACATCTTTGAATTGAACATTGACCTTTCGCGTAATGATATTTTTGAAATAAAGCCCAGTCTGCTTCTTTTTCCCTATTTTTGTAACCTTGGACATTATATATAGTATACATATTTTCTCTATTATCATTCTTCAATTTTATTGAATTTCGCACCGAAGGAGGAGAGAAACCAAGTATTATCTGGATCAATATGCTCGTAATAACGGAGGATAAGTTCTTGAATGTTGCATAATTTATGTCTTGAAAACCCTCGAGGAATGAGTATTTCAGTTGGTTTCGTCTTATTTTTTTCTATAAAATTGTATTGATGCCAATTCTCAATTGGTCCTTCAGACACCAATAAATTCAATAATTTTAATGTTTTTTGTTTTTGTTGTGTAATGCATTGAAATCCTTTACGATTGCGTTTGGACTTATTTTTAATATCAATAACTTTGTATTTGAATCCACTTCCTTTTACGCTTCCCATAAATCCTATTATGTTATTAATATTGTCTTTTTGGAATTTATCCTCGATAGCTAGATCATACATATGTCCTAATTCAACTAAATCTTTCTTTGTAGCAAGGGCCCATTTTTTTTTGAGGATTAAGATTCTTTTTTTAATCTTCCGGTCTATGAGTTTTTCGGCGACAGGCAATATGAATTGTTTGGGTGACGCGGCTTGTCCTGTAGTTGCTTCAAGAACGAATGTTGACATTATAATTTCTTTCAGTCTTTTATCAAATTCGCTTAGTATTGAGCCAGAATCCCATAAGAGGTTGAGTAATTCTAATTTATTTGGATATGAAAAACCATCGAATATATGGCTATATATAAATTGTATGAGGAGATTACGATCTAAATTGAATGGGGGCATTGTAAGAAATTGGATAGAGGCATAGGATTCGGAATATTCTAAATTGTTGCATCTATGTGCAGTATGGATGCATGCTTGATATTCTTGAAGTCGATTCATGATATTGCGCCTTGAGCTAGGTTTGGGTTTTTTGGCGCTACGTGCATCTATTAGAACGCGTTTATATGTGAGAGGCTGTGCGCGATCAAAATATGGTATTTGAGTATTTTCGATTTCTAGAGGCTGGAACATATAGTACTCACCAATATTGACTAAATTACCAAGGCGACCGAACATATCTGTGACAAACTCATTTTTATCATCAATTAAATAGCTCAAAGCTTCGTCGATTTGCATCATTGGATAATCCTTGCGAACTCTTATGTGTGAAATGAGATCATGTCGCTTGTATATAAACTGGTCTTTCATAAGGGAGCGTATTCTCTCCACGATTTTATCCATATTCATTATTATAAATCTTTCATTATATGTGTCATCATTTATTTCACGAATGTCTCCTACCGGTACACAATTATATTTACATGTTTTCATATAGTCGCAAAGTGCTGAGTATGGTTTGCTTTTAATATTAAAATCAATAGCTGCTCCTGTTGGAACTGATGATAGTTGCTGTTTTACAATCTTATTGATAGATAGATTATTGTAGCTGCTGTTCAAATAGCAATCGATAGCATTTTCTTTTAGAAGACGGCTTACTTGTCCTATTTGGATTGCTTTATCGTAAGCTTTTCTATAAATATATAGATCGGCGCTCTCCCGTGGATCTTTTCCGGAGAGAAGGGTGCCGTAGAGGTATATTTCAACATTTCTTTTAATAAATGGAAGCGCTTTATGACTACAATTACGTACACCCCGACCAATAACCTGTTCTATTCGATTTAAATTAAACCAAGGTTCTAGAATATGAACTTGTCGAATATTTTGAAAATCAAGACCTTCAGCGCCGGCTCTTGAAATGATCACAACTTTGACTTTTTCACCATTTATATTTTTTGCATTGGTGATTGCCGCCATTTCATTTTTATTTTTATTTGGCGAGAGACTATGGTCACCAGTAATCATAGCATATTTTGCTGACCAAAATGGGCCATCACCACTTTTTGGGCGCATAGTTTTATAATCTACAGGTGGATGTGGGGCAGTTTTGAAAAGCGATTTACGCCCGTAGCGCTGAAATCCCATCTCTTCGAGAGCAAGCGCAATCGGAATACATCCCGCATATATAAGATGTGAATAGATGAGAATTATTCCTTCTGATCTTTGAACGCTATGCATAATAGTAGCTATTTTGCTACTATACTTTCCTATTTCTGATGGCGAAAATATACGTCCATGTTCTTGAAGTATACTATTTTTATATTTAAAGTTAGATGTCTTTTTGTTAAAAATCATTGTATTCTTTAATCCATTTACACCATAAAGTAAACTCGTATTTGTAATAGGAAGTGTATAGGGAAAAATCATATTTAATCCTTGAATTACTATTTCTAGCATTTCATATCCTAATGAGGCATCAGTTTTTTTTATTTCTGCTAGCTTACCTTTAATCGTTTCTACAAGAGCAGCGTATCCAACTTCCTGATATTTCTGAATGTGAACTAAAAAAAGATCGAGATGTGTTGGTAGGTCGAGAATAACTTCATCATTTATTTGTTTGGAAGGATACGATTTATGGGAATTTGCTAACATATTAACAAGCGAGGATTTTGGCGCAAATTCAGTAGGCCATAAACGATATGGAAAAGTATATGGATTTTGACCCCGTAGATATGAGATATATCCAATACATCTACTAGCTAGATATTTCTGCCCACTTTCTTCACCCTCATCAGATATTATAAACTCTCCTTTTTTATTAAATACTTCTTTTCTTAATACGGGAGGTCTTCCATCATTTATATTTAAGATATTTAAAAGCCAGATAATCTCGTCATGACTATTGTACATGGGTGTTGCTGAGAGAAATAGTAATTTCATATTTTGTGAAGCTTTTACTACTTTCAATAAATTTATGGCTACACGTTTTTTTGGGTTTAGTGCTGTATGTCGAATATTATGAACTTCATCAATAATGATAAGGGTGTCAGAAAAATGTTTTCTTAAAGTGCGCATCTCTGCCTTCTCTCCCTTTGTAGTAGACAACATTTTTCCTACAATATTTGAAAATTCTGTATACCCCATAAAGCGATATGATGCTCTTATTATTTTATTTACTTCTTTGATAATATTTTCCTTTTTTAAATTTTTCATACTCATTGGATTGATTTCTCTCAAATATGACTTTCCTGTGCACCCACGTAGATTCCAAATTCCATTTTCTTGTTTTAGTTTTCTTGCATCAAATAATTGCGTTTTGAAATTCTCTTTTACATTAGGAGATGCTATAATGATAATTTTTTTATTACTATTTAGATGTTTATAATACTGCCGCGTCTGTTCGGCAACAGAAATAGCAGTACAAGTTTTTCCAGTTCCGAGCCCATGAAATAAAAGCACACCATTATAAGGCGTCATACTCGAGAGAAAATTGCGCATGAATTTTTGATGAGGCATCAATTCAAATTCTTTTTCGTTACAAAGAAAATTTCCATGCGCCTCTACATTATCAATCACTTCATCGGGAAATTTGGTATCATAAAATTCTCTTTTTTCGGCTATTTTAATATTGAAGTCTGGTTGTGTTAATAAAGGATATAGGAAGTTATATCGTTCCTTTATCTTTGCGTCATCTTTATTTTCTGTTGTTGCCATAATACTAATATATTATGAGATTAATCTATATTTTTCTAGAGCATTATTAATTTGCACTATAACCTCTTTTTTTTCTAAATTATATGGGCGTATATGCTTAAGACAGCTCTCTAAACTCATCCACCTAACTTCACTAACTTCAGTTTGTTGAAAAGTGGCAGCAGGTTTAATTTCATTGTGGATGTAACTTAAATAGTATTTATGCTTATATGATTTAAAGTTAGATCCCGTAAATGTTTCTTCAAATGGAATAATATTTTGTATAATGTTAATACTTTTCCGATTATATCCTGTTTCTTCCTCAAATTCTCGGAGTGCGCATGATATATCATTTTCTTGGTAATTGCGCCTTCCTTTTGGGAACCCCCACTCTGGTGTTTTCCATATCACATTACTCGTGATAATCAAATCTTTCAGATTGTATTGCTTTCCATTTTTTAATTGAATCCCACTTGACAATTGTTTAAATTTTTCTTTGGCAGATAGTTCTTCACTACGATATTGCATGCCCACATACTCTCCCCATAAGGCTGTCCAAAGTGTTTTGAAATCTTTGGCAATTAAGTCATTTTTCTCTGTTTCAGTCATTTCATTGATGAGATTTTGTAACAGCAATAAATTATGCACCTTATACTTACCGCGCATGAAATCGACATAGCCTAAACTATTTTTTCTACAAATCATGAGATACTCGCGCCGCCCTGAAGCCAACAGACGAAAACAAACAATACCAATACTCGTTATAGGTCGTTTGCATTGATGATATAAATGTCCCTGTTTTCCACAATTATTACAGAAGCTATATTTGGTCATTATATGTTTAAATACAATAGTTTTTATGTTCTTTCCTTATAATGAATCCTGAAGTTTGGGGTCCGCACTATTGGTTTTTTTTATTTACTATTTCAATGAATTATCCGCAACGTCCGACCACAGTGACAAAGAAAAAGTACTACGAGTTTATTCAAAATTTTCCATTGTTCATACCATCGGAAAAAATAGGAAATAATTTTTCCAAATTATTAGATAAATATCCGGTAACCCCTTATCTTGATTCTCGCATGGAATTTATGAAGTGGGTGCATTTCATGCATAATAAGATAAATGAACATTTAGATAAGCAAGAGGTAGATTTTTATGATGCTTTAGAATTATACTATAAACATTATGAACCAAAGGATATGGTTGAAAAAAAGCGTGCTCACCTGCGACGGAGAAATATAGATATATCAATACTTGTTATTATGAGTTTCCTAGTAATTTATTGCATTAAAAAATAAATAAGTTAGTATATATAATGAAAGCTGAACTTTTGATTTTCGGCATTACAGGATTTTTGGTTGTGAATACATATTATGATGGTAAATATACACAAATACTTCAAGGTTGGCAAAAATATCTCAAGATGGCAATGTTTGCTTTTATAGGTTTATCACTTTATGTTTTAATTAAAAAGAAACCTATTGAATCCAAAGGATTGCTTAAACATGCTAATGATATTATTCGCTATATGCCAATTGATAAGAATACTGCTAATCTAATATCACCCATCTTTGATTTCACAAATGCTCATCAACAAATACATGGCGAAAATCTAGCACCACAGACAAAACGAATGATGAATTCAGGAGGCATCTCACATTCAAGATCCGTCAGCGAAACAAAGAAAAAATTCGTTGCAGCACAACAAAATTGGAAATGTTCACATTGTGGTCGCCAATTAGATGCTAGTTTTCAAGTTGATCATAAAATTAGATTAGCAGATGGGGGGACCAATCATGTAAACAACTTAAATGCTTTATGCCCAAATTGTCATGGTAAGAAGACGACTATGGAGAATATGAAATAAATAATCTAAGTTCAAATTAATATGGATATATTTGATATATTTGATAAAATTTTTTCAGCAATATCACATTTAAATTTTTTAACTATATTCTTGACGATATTTACTTTATCAATGATAGGTTTGTTAATTTTATTGGGATTTTCCACGAGCAAAAGCCGCATAGAGTATTATAATTATGCAATGAATACAATAAAAACAATAATTAATTGGGTTAAAAAAAAATTAACACCACTTCTTTTACTTATTAATACACACCCTTTCCAATCGGTTTTATTGCAATTTACCATTTGTTATTTAATATTCTTTTCATTATTTATTACTCACCCATGGCCTATTACCAAACGTTGGCCGAAGACTACAAATACCTTATTAATTGGCGGCTTAATACCACTCATCATCATCCTATTTGTTCAGTTTAATGTTCCTTTCTCAGGCGGCAAGGCACCAACATCATTTCTGAAGAATATAGCACATCTTGAGAAAAACTATGGCAAATATGGCTCATTTCTAGTTAGCACGTTTATTATTGTCATCTTTAGTGTGGCATTGAGTTATTTAGCAGCTACACAGACCGATGTTTCGTACTTTTTATATAGTCTTCTTATCCTTGGTATTGTTATCGCAGTTACCACAATTTTATTTAACGCTTTACGAAATCATTTACCAAAAGGTTTCCCTTCACCGACACAGATGTTAATGACAATCGTCTTCGTCATTCCTTCAATGATTTTAAAGATAATAGCGAATGACATACACACAACCTCTCATGAAACGAGGATGCTCATTTTAGTCGAGTTATTTGTATTATTTATCTATTTCATCCTCCCACGCATTGTAAATAAGCTGTATTTGACAAATCCAGGCGATGAGGAGCACATCTTACTAATGAAACAACGTATTAAAGGTGTTGAAAATAGCATTAGCAATAATGAAAAGGCATTACATGATAGCAAGGGAGGAATAAATGTAAAGTGGGCAGCAGTCCCAAATTTAGGTGACGAGGATGTGAAATTGATGCTGTTTGGTTTAGGATATACGACTTCAAATGTGGAGGCGATGTTGCGTTTTGTGAGGAGTAATCAGAAAGCTGTAGGCGATTTCACTGAGAAGGTTCGGGAGGAGAAACATGAGTTAGCGATATTGCGCAAGGAAATGTTAAAAGATAAGGTCAAAGATTCCTCCATATTGCTGCGAGATCCAATCTTCACAGATATTCGCACACCCATTGGAAAATTTGAGAACTTAAAAAAAGGGAATGATTATGGGTACCAATACACCCTCTCCTCATGGATATTTTTACATGAACAACCTCCTAATCATAGCTATAAGTATAATAAATTTACCTCTTTATTAAATTATGGCAATAAGCCAAATATTACCTACAATATGAAGAAGAATCTTTTGCGCATTACTATGTTATCGGGAAAAACCAAAAAAATAGTTTATGAGACGAATAATTTTAAGATGCAAAAATGGAATAATGTTGTGATTAACTATGATAAGGGGACGTTAGATATTTTTATTAATGGTCGTTTAGTTTCTACAACAGCAGGTATCGTGCCATATATGAAAATAAGTGAGGTTGAAGTGGGAGAGAAAGATGGGTTGAGCGGTGGTGTTTGCAATGTTGTTTATTATTCTGGCAATCTATCTCGCGAGCGTATTGAGGTTTTTTATAATTTTTTGAAGGATCGTAATCCTCCTGTAGTGATGGCGTCTACAAGCGAATTTTATAAGCATATTGTCAAACGTGGAGAAGATTTTTATGATAAACATTCTTGGCTCACAATTGCGGGGACATTGGTAATAGGATATTTGGTTTTTGGATATGGTTTTAAAAAGCATATTCCGTCATCTTTAACCACAAAATTAGCGAAAACCAAAAATGCGTGCCCACCTTATAATATGCGTTATAAAATTGTATTACCCAATAAAATATACAATCCTTCAAGGTAAAGTATGGGGGCGACGCGATGTATGTAATAAATAATCCTTTAGTAATTTAAATTTGTGAATAAATTTTGGTCCTCTTTAGGAGTATGGTTATATACACTATTTAGTTAATCATTCATAATTAATAATTCTCATATTAGAAATTATTAATTAATTTTGATTCTTTAGAAACTTTCTTTGCCTATAATATAGTCATGGCAATAAGTAAAATAATACTAGGTGTTGTTCTCGTTATTGTAATTTACTTAGTTTACAAGTGGTTTTTTTCAAGCAAAAAATCTAAATCTTTGGTCTCTTTACACAACGCAAAATCGGCGCATCGTATCGGCGCGAATCGTTTAGGGAAAAGCACGCAGAGCTATAGTTACTCGATTTGGATGGCAGTCGAGGATTGGAACTATCGCTTTGGAGAGAAGAAAATTGTGTTCAGTAGGACACAGGGTGGTGTTGTAGGACCACAATTAAGTTTGGGCGCGCAGGAAAATTCGCTCGCTGTTGAGATTGGTACCTTCCCTGGTGGAGCTGCAGAGCAGTGTGAAGTGGCCAATGTGCCATTGCAGCGCTGGGTAAATGTTATTATTGTTTTGCATAATAAAGCGCTTGACGTATATGTTGATGGCAAACTTGTGAAAACTTGCATTATGGAGGGTGTGCCCAAGATTGCAAGTACTGCGCCAATCTTCCTCTGCCCTGACGGCGGGTTTGCGGGATCTGTGTCTAACTTCCGGTTCTTTAACCATGCTTTAAATCCGCGTGAAGCTTATGAGATTTACCGCGAAGGTTATTCAGGCGCCAATCTGTCCTTCTTGGAGAAATACAGAATAAAACTGGCCTTCATGAAAAATAATCACGAGATAGGAAGTTTAGAAATCTAATTTCTTCCTTATATTATATATATGTCAACAACAACTAAGAAGTCGAACTGGGCTGCTTTAGGGGAATTCAGGGGCGGTGCACAAAAATTTCTCCAGAGTAATACACTCGTGGCTAAATTTGCAATTGTGATACTTGTGCTTATTGGGTTTGTTCTCCTGCTCCGTTTAGGAACTGAAGCGCTCCAATGGGTTTTATCTCCAACCAAAAGTCCTTATTTAATTCGAGGGCGAAAACAAAATACAAAAGAACTGACGACCATTCCACAAAATCCAGCTGATGGTGCAAATGCAATCACACTCGTTAGATCTGCCAACGAGAGATATGGCATCGAGTTCACTTATTCCACATGGATTTTTATCAGCGGTCTCGCATATAAATCTGGTTCCATGAGGCATATATTTAGCAAAGGTAACGGCGATGTCGGAACCAATGGAATGATGATGCCTAACAATGCACCAGGTTTGTATTTGCACCCCAAGAAGAATTCGCTTGTGGTTATCATGAACACCTATAATTCCATCGATGAGGAAGTCGTCGTAGATGATATCCCCCTCAACAAGTGGCTTAATGTAATGATTCGCGTTGAAGGTCACATTCTCGATGTATACGTAAACGGAACTATAGCAGTACGTCATAAACTACAGGGCGTTGCCAAACAAAATTATGGGGACGTGTGGGTGACAGCAAATGGTGGGTTTGATGGCGAGTTGGCTGATTTGCGGTACTTCGATTATGCTTTGAATACAACAGAAATCGCAACCATTGTCGATAATGGACCCGATATGTCAACAGATCGCCCTACGCAGTCCACACCTGTACCACATTACTTCGCTCTGCAATGGTATTTCAATAATGCAACAGGAAGGTAAACACAATAATTGGTTAATATTTTATCAATTATTGTCTTAGTTCTGGGTTTACACAAATGGCGCGTGTTGGAAATAATTGCCCGGACATACACTCCTTCGCCTTTTTTACTTCAATACAACTACGAATTCCTTGCCACGATCCAATGTAGCAATAGCCTTTATGAGGCTTCCTTTGTATCTCACTATCACCAGTAGAATCAGGGGCTACATTGCGTTTGCGTTGACCTCTCCGCCCGCGGGCGCGTCCGCCGCCACCATCAACTGCTTTAGAAAGCGGTGATACCACAGCTGCTGCGCCGCGACCCACTTCTTTGCCCGTCTTTTTCACTCCACCAACGATCGCCTTTCCTGCTTTATCAGTCTCTTTTCCCAGAAATTTTAGTGTATTCTTAGTTCCCTTCTCTATTTTTTTTTCAGCAAATCCTAAGTATTTGCCGAATACATCAGTTCCCTTTGCTAAATAAGTAAAAATATTAAATCCTAATAGCGCCAAAACAATAATTAATGCTATAATTTTAACTATATTCCAGAAATCCATATAACAAAAGTAGATATTTTTTTTTATTAAAAAGATACATCTACTTAAATGCCCCCTCGTGTATCATTAGGATTATTTTTTAATAGCTGCGCTGTACTACATAGCTGCCTATTGTGTTTTGATGTTCGGTTATGCCAGTAAAATCTACATTTCTTGTAAAGAGAATTACTATAATGAAAACAATCTATGTCCTTTCTCATTAATCTGCGACGAGTTTTATGTAATCTTGTATTATTCTTTCTCAATTCTGATTTGAAAAACTTTGCAAAAATATCCATTTCTGCGCTTCTCTCTGGATGCCATTGGACGCCATAAAAGGGGTAATAGCGGCCCTCTATAGTCGATACGAATTTGTTCCCTTTCCTATCAGGGCTCCATGACACGATTTTGTAGAAATTATCTAGATTTTTATGTTTCTTAAACTTAGCGGGGCTAATACCCATTTTATGATTATTTAATGTACAGCATTTTTTCTCTATTTTACGGATTATCTTAGCATTCATATAACGAATCATACGGCTGCGTCGACCTTCGGGAGTCAAGTGAAGACGTTCCATGAGATTTTTGAATGAGTCAAAGCGGGTCAATAGATGTTTTAAATCATCATGCTCGTCGGCAATAATCATCATTTGTTGCATGCCCATACAACCGCCCCATATAGGAAAATAATGCCCCTTGTCATTTTGTTTCATTGCTAATTTAACAAATTTTTTGCAGCACTTGTAATAGGCTTTTTGTGTACCCGCAAATGCACCACCACTCGGAAAATATAATCCATTAATCCGGCGCATGTAATAGTTAAATTTCTTCGTAGTATAAGGAATTGCTATAACTCTGATGCCCTGTCGCTTTAACCAAGAAATATGCGACGTAGCAATGTAAGAATCACCACAGACGCTAAAATACTTTTTTCCCGGTGTGAGTGGTACGGAGATCATGCCTACAACTAACTTTTTTTTATTTTTGTTTGTCTTATTTAAAAGTCGTTTCTTTTTTCGTGTTTTTCTACTCATATATACAATTTATATAAAAACGCACAGAAATTAATTAAATAGAATTGTAATATCATCAAGCAATACATGTGGGTCAAAGACGGCGATCTGATCATGTATTTCACACACACGTGTGCGTGCCTTCCAACGTTGCCGACGTAATTTCCCACCCTTTGCAAGAATATCCCGATATTCTTTGCGATACTCTCGCCAAGCTAAAATAGATTGTTGCTCTTTCTCTCTGAGTTGCTTTTCCTTTTTAAAAGCTTTTTTAATAACGTCTGGGGTTGTATTTTTGCGTGATAATTTTCTAAGTATATTGACGCGTGCGCGGCGTGTGGCAAAATGATATTGTCTATCAGGTGGTGCTCGACAGAGGGGGCAAGTGCCGGGCACACCGCGCTCGTGCTGATGCTGAGGATGCACATAGACATCACGCGGGCTCCGAAACCAAAGAATAGCGCACTCTACGTGAAATGTATGACCGCATTCTTGTAGTGTATGGATAGGAGTACCCGATAAATCGGTACGACAAATAGCGCAGATTTCACTCATTCTAGATACTAAAATGTAGCTATTTTTGTTTATACTCTTATTTGCGATGAAGAATATGATTCATTGATTGCATTTTTTCTAATTTGCTGATAGTTTTTTCCAAATTACCTTCTGTAAATGAATTATTAAAGAGATACCCTGTTTTGGGGGCTTGTTCATTATTCTTTACTTGTTTGTAGATAATATTGATTTTATTTTTAATGGTTTCAATTATTTTTTGTTCTGTGTAAATGGGTGTTTTCATTTCTACGTGTTCTGTTAATAAGACAATGGCAAAATAGATTAAGAACTTGCGTTTTCGTTTACAACCCAATGTAAAATGTATACAAAATAGATTAAGAAGGGCGAGAATTATATTCTTGGTACCATCTTTCTTTTTATTGGCTTCGTGAATAAAAACTTCCCAAATGATCCATATTACATCCATTTGTTGATTTGATGCAACTGGTACAAAACCTCGTCTTTCGACCCGACATTTATCTTTTTTGGCAATGCATATTCTCTCAAATTCTAATATCCATTCGACCCAATAACAAGCCTCATTCATATTACGAGAGTCTATTGTAATATGGTAAGCTAGTTCATTAATTGCGATGAATAATTCTTTGGGGTCGCCCTTTTGAAATGTGGGTGATGCATATGAGACATTGTCGGCTTTTAATTTGCTTGTTATATTTTCCATATGAAAATCGCTTTTGTTAATATGATGACGATCAAGGCTATTTTTTTTTTTTGATAGACATAATATGCTTAAAACCTCTGCAAATAGTTGTCTAATTTTAATATTATTACGTAAACGCATTTCTTGTCCAACATATCCATTCATAACAATATTTTTGAAGGTTTGAAACCTTAACTCTATATAAAGAGGGAGCTTAGGGTTCCCTAAATGAATATTATTACTCATAAAATGCAATATTATATCCCAAAGGTCAATGAAATGTCCTGCACATATAAATTCAGCGCCCCAATAGCATGCCGGCTCTAGTTTGCTTTCGAACAGAGACTTTAGAAGCTCTTTTTTGACATCATTCTTTTTAAATTTTGAGAATGTAATGCCTCTGAAGTCTTTTTTTTTTCGTATGTCATTTATTTCATTTTCATTCATTATATTTACTTTAATACAAAAAAAATACTATTAATACATATAAGGATGCTCACTATGAACAAAATATCTAAAATCTATTCAAAATCTTCTATATGGACACAAATGTTATTTTGGGTATTTATTCTCTTACTTGTAGCGGTGTTGGTTGGAAAATATCGTCCTGTACGCGAGGGATTTATCCAGAAAGAAAAATTTGTATTAAAGGAAGGGAATGCTATTTATGATAATTTTTATGCTACTATTTATGATGATCTTGTGTTTAGTAATATAAAAAATGATTTCGAGATTGGTGAAATAGTTAATATCACCAAGCCATCGCAAGAAAGTCTCATATTGGATGTCGGATCCGGATCCGGGCATCACGTAAACGCTTTCAATCGCCGGGGTATAAATGCTATAGGTTTAGATATCTCTCCTGATATGGTCGCCAAAGCAAAAAAAAAATATCCTAATTGGGAATTTAAAACCGGTAATGCTCTCGACTTTATGTTATTTCCCGCAGAATCATTCACACATATTACATGCCTCTATTTTACCCTTTATTATATCAAAGATAAGTTGAAATTTTTTCGCAATAGTTTTGATTGGTTAATGCCTGGCGGGTATTTAATTATACATCTTGTAAATCGAGATCAATTTGACCCCATATTGCCTGCAGCAGATCCTTTGACATTGGTATCCGCCCAAAAATTTGCAAAGAAAAGAATAACAAATTCGTTAGTAAAATTTAAGGATTTTGAATATAAAGCCAACTTTGAATTAAATAAGGCGGATGATGAAGGGATTTTTACAGAAACATTCAAAGACGATACGTCCAAACATGTTCGACAAAATGTCCATACACTCTATATGCCTACGCAGAAATATACCCTTTCACTTGCAAAGGAGGTAGGATTTATATTACTAGGTAAGATTGATATGGTCGGCGCTCAGTATGAGTATCAATATATATACATATTACAGAAACCTGAATAGATTAGGAGTGATAATATAAATATTATATATACATTTATAAATTTATATGATGACTATGTACATCCTATTAGTTCTTCTTATCCTGTATGCCCTATTTATAATTATTTGTAAAGTAAAATTTAGATTTTGGTCTATACAACCTGTTTTTCATTTTTATAATCTTGGTTATTGGTTCTTTCCGCCCGGTATTATTCAACATGAAATACCCAAAAGTGGAGGAAAATTTTATGATCCTTATATTGAATTTGCAGCGTTTAAAGTGCAAACAGCAGAAAAAAAAGATATATTTTATAGATTGAACAAGCAGCATTATCTTACTGATAAAGATACTCATTATCTGCCACCTCGTGAGGGCATATTAAGTTATTTTCAAGGACACCCACATCCTTGTTTTCTAAGTTTACTGCAAGACTACCAACCACTAATTAACTATAAGACAAAACAAGTCACTCCATATTATAAATGTATTGGATCTATGACAACGCGGCCATTACAGGTGTCGCTCTTTGGAAAAAAATTGGATGTCTATTATGTTGATTACTTATGTGTAGCCAAGCAAAAACGAAAACAGGGCATTGCGCAAAAACTCATTTATACACATTATGTTAAAAGTCGCCAAGAGCGCTCAATCTCTGCCTATCTTTTTAAAAGGGAGGGGGTTGCTACCTTTATTGTGCCTATGACATGTTACTATACGTATGGGTTTTATACTCATAATTTCAATATTCAAAAGGATCCTGCACCTCCCCTCGCTGTGACTCCTTTGACCTTTCATCTATTTTATAATTTCATGCAGGAGGTGGCACCAAATATTTCTTGTTATGTTCATGCTGATTTTTCAAATATAAAATATCTACTTGAAAAAAAGCAACTATATATATATTTACTGCAGGATCATGGAGAGGTGTGGGGATGTTATATTTTTCGTAATCCTTATACCAAATATAAGGATAATGGTATGAGCGTTGACTTAGTGGCTTCATATTGCTCAGATAGTGAACATCGTTCCCTTTTTACTAAAAAATTTTTCAGTTGTCTTTCTCTCATCCCATATGATTATAAATATTTACTTGTTGAAAATCTCGGACATAATATCTATATTTCACAATTTCTTAAAAAAAAGTATACTCCTTTCTTGAAAAGCACGACATCATATTATTTTTATAATTTTGCCTACAGACCATTTCTCTCAAAAGATGTATTTGTGCTGGCATAGTTTGTGGCTATCTGGTATATTTGGCGGCGCGTGCGAAGGAATCTACGACAAAAATAACGAATATGCCTAAAAATAGATATAATATTAGTTCTTCTGCGACATTGCCAGTTTTTTCATCTTGTTGTTCTTCTAATAGATGGATCATATAGTTTAGTTTTTTCATGAGTGCATCTTTCGGTGCATCAATACGAGGATTGTCCGTAGGATTGGTAAAATATGGTACGTACTGGTTATAGTATTCTTGGTTGGGTGGTGTATAGGCGCCCTCTGGTAGTTGTGTGAAACTTTCTATAGGTACATCAGTGTTCTCTTTCTCATTCTTACGTTTTAAGGGTGCGGGTTTTTGTGGATGTGCTGGGTATTCTTGTGGTGTAGCTGAAAAATCGGTGGGACCAGAGGGATTGTCCATAGCTTCTAGAAAGTTTTGTACCTTTTTACTAACAGGTTTTTTTTTATATGTTCTATTTCTTTTATTATTTTTTTGTGACATTGTTGATTGTTCATCATATATTGAATATTGTAAAGGTTGAGACATTCTTATAAAAAAATAAGATTATTTTTTGTTATCTACACGGAAAAATATACTTGGATATATATATAAATGAAATTCGCGCTTGAAGCTACATTAATCATCATTTTGGTAGTACTTATGTATAAAAGTCCTTCTGCTTTAAAAGATTTTGCTGGATCCGTTTTAGGCAAAATGATTTCTCTTGGCATTATTGCATACATTGCTATGACTCATGGTAGAAATACCGGATTGATTTCCGCATTTATATTTATTTTATTAATCCATAACGAGAAAGAAGGATTAGAAAATCCGCCTAAAGCAGCTAAAAAGAAAGGGAAATCGGAAAAGGCGGCTTCTCCCAAAGAGACGCTTAAAACGAAAAAGGGCGGGAAGAAGGAAGGATTGGGTCGATCGACTATGCTTAAACCAAAGGCGGTGAGCCAAAAGAACATCGTGGATGAAGATAGAAAAAGGAAGGTAAATGCATTATTGAAGTCTCAAGAGGCGCGGGGGCAATTTGGGGGTGAGAGCAAAGGGATGGTCGGAAAACCGGAAATTTAAAATGCCTTTATAATATAATGAAGCATCACATACATTTTCTCTTGATAGCTGCCGTAATCATTTTTCTATTTATTGAGTTAAATCGCTACGGACATAAGAAGAAGGTTGAAGCATTTACTAATGACATTCGAGGATTTAAAAATCGGAATAAAAGAAAGCTAAGACGAGCTGTACGTGACGGCTTTACACAAATGAAATCTTTTTTATGGTAAATATTTAATATACATGTATATTAAGTATGTTTGATTGGTTGGGTAAAGCTTTCCATAGTTTAAATTCTAGCCGTTTTTTTGCTGGATTGGTCATGTTACTCCTTAATATTGGCTCAAAATATATAACAATTGAATTGACGGCAGCACAAAAAAAGCATTTACAGCATAAATATGCCCGACAAGCATTGGTTTTTGCTATATCATGGATGGGGAGTCGCGATATTCTGAAGGCACTTGCCTTAACAGCGATATTTAATGTTTTATCAGGTCATTTATTGCACGAGGGCAGTCCTTATTGTGTTATTCCGCATAAGTTTCGTAAATTTGAAAAAGCTCTGGACTTGGATGGTGATGGCAATGTGTCTCAGAAAGAGATAAATGGTGCTATTAAACTTCTCGATAAGGCAAGAAAAGAGCGTCGAAAGCGAAATCATTTGCGAATGTTGGAGGGCTTTGATGGTATCTATTAATTTTCTTTAAGATCTTGTTTTGGTATATTTTCTTCAACCAAATCTTCTAATTTTTTAATACGTATTTTTAGATTTTCAATAGTTGGTTCTTCTGGAATATCATAATACCAATTATAAGCCCATGTCACACTATTAAAGCTAAACTTTCCTAAAGTGTAAATTAATTCTGCTGTTTCACTTAATAAAATACCTATCATAATATAAGCTATTTCGAAATTATATTTAAAGCATCATTTGTGATTTAAATATGAAAAAAGATCATGTGTATCAATAAGAAATCTCATGTCGTATTGATAGAACGCGGCAATCAGGATAGTTCAAATTATAGATTTAATGATACGGTGTTGCGATTTGAGCGTGGTTTGCGTTTCGAACGTTGTGGGATATTAACATTTCCTTTAATATCTTTAAGTTCTTCAATGCTAATGGTACTGCGCTGATCCTCCTTTTTTTCTTTCTGAATATTTATGGTTTTTGTCTTTAGTCCTGAGAGAAGATCATTTATATTTTCGGGTCCCTTCATATCACGACGCGGTTTACGCGCTGATTTTTCAACACTATTAAACGCGCTTTCCATATTTACAGCATCGGGAAATTCAGGGCGACCGCGGCTCATACCGATATCAGGCCGATTTGCTGGACCAGGACGCGGCATCGGCGGCGGCATTCTACGAGGACCGCCGCCATTCATCGCCATGCCCATAAAGTTACCAAATCCTGGACGCTCTTCTCTCATGGAATGCACAGCAGCATTGGTGAATTGTTGCATTAATTCAGGATTCTGACGCATGATGTCATCCATGCCAGGCAATGAAGACTTGAACATGGTATTGGTCATGTGCAACATCGCTGCACTTCCTCCCAACATAAATAGGAGTTTCAATTCCGGTGCTATTTTTGCCTTTCCTGCATACTTCTCATGCAATTCTCCAAAGACATCATCGTAATCATCAATATTTTCGTTCACAGCTTCTGCCCAACCATCTAGTTTTAAATCAAAAGGATCGAATTTTGAATTCAGAAATTCAATAGCCGATACAGCAGCCATTAACATCTTCGATTGGAATTTTACACTACTTTTCTTTTCACTTTCCGACTTTATCATTTCATATTCACCTTTCATCTCGGCAAGGGGGCTTTCCATTGTATATTTTTTTGTTAACGTTATCCCTTTCTTTGCCAGAGCTTCTAGTTTTCTTAAATAAATAATCTTCTCTCTTAAAATTTGCTCTGTTGTCATTCTGGGTTGGGTCGGAACTTCGGTATTTGGGTTAACTGGGATATTGTTGAATTTTTTAAAACCATCCCACGTCTCAGTCTTCTTCTTTGCTTCCTCGGCAGTTGATACCCCAACTCCTGATGGTGCGACGCCCGGCATGGTGCTAGTAGTACCATGTGGTTGGGGAGTTATAGGTTTCATCTTTCTTGTATTGAGTTCTTGGATATTTAAATTTAAGCCGGGTGCGGTTGTTCCCAAAGCAGCAGCGCGGGCGTCTGCCATTGAGCGCCGGGGGGTGGTTACTGCTGAGATCTTTGCATTCAAGGAACCCAAATCTTCTAGAGTAATACTCGGCGATTGTCCATCTCTGCTCTGTTTTTTAGGGTTCATTAGCATCTCAATACCAGGCCCGAAGTTGACAGATTTTTGTCGCATTGCAGGCAGGGAGCTTAATTTAACAGCGCCTGTCGGTGCGGGAGAGCTGACATTCAGTCGTGGACCCAGTGTTCCCGATGCACTCAAATTAATTACATGCGGAGAATTGCTCGTCATTATTTATGTTTAAACTAGAACTTATAATTTTAAGTAAGACGCAGCGCAAATTATATTAATTGAAGATCAGATAAATACCAAATCCCCTGTAGAAAAGAATCTGCTAGATCATCCTTTTTTTTATGACTCATAAAAAATTGCTGCCACTTATGGAAATTTGCATTTTCAGCCAATTGGTTTTTTGTAACGTGAATCCCCAGTTGCTTTCTTTGATTATATGTTGTTTTTCCATTTTTAATAAAATTCTTCAGTTTATTGCAGGCTGCAATCTCCCTTATAGTTTCTACACCTTCCTCAATAAAGTGCTGCATTACCATACCCTGTATCGTTTTCATGCGATTTGCTAAAGGGCCTATTTGATTCTCAACAATAACATGATCAATCGATATTCCTTCAACAAGAGATGTGAAATTTGCTTTAATACTACGTCCTAATTTTGCAATACTAAAATCTTTCGCTTTGACGGGTATGATAAATTCTAGATAATTAGCATTTAAATATTCAAGAATTTGGTTAAGATATTCTTTTTTCTTTAATTTCGTGGTGCTAGATAGTCCTAGATTATTATAGATATCTTTTAGTTCGTGTAGTTTTCGTTTATTAAGATAGCTTAGTTTATATTCTGCGGAGGGTATTTTCATTTCATGATGCCGGGCATGAATTTTGCAGTGATGTTTGCCATTTTTAGTAAATCTTGGTGTTCGCCCACATGATTTTTCATTCGCGCCTTCACATATTTTTTTCTCTTCATTGCAGAGATTTATGATGTTCCACTTAGATATACGATATTCGGTCTTTGACTTGACATTGAACAAACAAAATGCTAAATGTTTAATACCAATATCGATGCTTAATATTTTCATTACTATAAACAGCATATGAAAATATTTCTAATATGTATTTTATTACATTGATCCGTATTTTTTCTCCTGTCTAACCAGATATTGTTCTTGTGTAAGGATTGGTGCCTGTAGTTTGCTTTGGAGTGCAAAACTTGAAAGATAGAGATTTTTCAGGTCTGATGTTTCATATCCATAGGGTCGCTTTTTATCTGTACATGATTTATACAGGTATGCGCTCTCAGATGTAGTTGGAACTTTCTTGTATTGTTCCCAGCAGCCGCAGCAGCTATCGCAGGCATTACGTTGATTTTTCTTAATAATTGAATCAGCATTTTTAATTAGAAACTGGCGATATTTGTAATTGCTGGTGATTTGGTTCTTTTGTCTTAGTTTTTTGTTGATATCACATGCAGGATACCAATTGGCAAAGTTCCGACCATCACTCATTAGTGGTGGAAAATCAAAATGTATATTATTAGAAGCGCCATAGCAGGTTCCCCAACTCATTATAATAATATACAATAAGAAATTATTTACTCAATAAATCAACCAAAGCCGGTTTTCTCAGCTTTTTAAAGCCTTGAAGCCCGCGATCTTCTGCTATTTGTTTCAATGTTACCATATTCAACTTATGATAATCTGTTGGCTCTATTGATTTTACTGGGGAAGAGCTCGAGCCGGCAGGACTGCTTAGATCCGATTGATCAGATAAAGATCCCGGCTCACTATTACTATCTAAATGGATTTCCTGAGGCTCCTGCAATAATATTTTACTCGCTGGCTCTATTTTAATATCCTTCATGTTACTATCGCCCAACTGGCTTATGATGATAGGTCCCGCCTCATTATCGCTAACTGAGGTCAGCGAGTCCTCACTTCCGCTGTCTGAATCGTCGTCCTCCGATACTTCAATAAGCCGTTTTTCTTCAGGTCTCTTTTCCTCTAAAACTATGCCAGGAGGCGGGCCATATTGTCCACGAGGGCGCAAATTCGGAGATGGTCTCATAGGTGGAGGGCGCGAGTGATTCTGCACTAATTGAAAAATAGTATTGACCTTATGTTCCACCACCTTAAATCTATGTCTAAAATATAAGAAAAGTATAACGCTGGCTAAAATTGTAATGCCTAAACTAATGTAGAGTTCACGTCCCATTATTTTATAATTAATAATATTAATTATAAAAATATTAAACGAGCACTATAAATCATTGATAACATTTTGTGTCATTTCAAGAATCTCTGTTGGATACTCGAGTTGTTTTAGAACACAAATGCCGCCCTTTGCTTTTGAAATTCCTGATGTGACTTTATAGGTATAGGAGGACTCCATATTTGTTATACTAGTTTCCATATTAATATTTATAATATTTTTCGTTTTGCTAAGCATTTGACAAAGCCTAATAAAATGGGTTGTTAACATGAATCGAACAGAAGAAAAAACGGCAATATATTTTAAATAGGCATATGCGCTGCCAATTGCCTCATAATGATTTGTCCCTGAATATAATTCATCAAATATGCAAAAATGTTTTTTGCCTTTATGTTGTTCAATAAAGGTCAGGATTTTTTTGCAGCGGCGGGCTTCCGCCTGAAATAAGCTATCCCTCCCTGAAGTATCCGGAATATTCAAATAACAATGAATAAAATCAAATGGTACCAGTGTCGCTGATTCATAAAATCCTCTTCCTACCTGTTGGGTAAAGAGGACATTCAATATGATACATTTTAAAAGAGTCGTCTTTCCAGCAGCATTAGGACCAGTGACAATTATATTCTTAGCTAATGTAATATCATTTTTCACGGGTTCGTCGTCAGCCAAAGGCGGGTAGAATGCCTCTTTTATCTTAAAATACGGCTTCTTACTACGTTTGTACTTGGCATTGTGAAGATGTGGATTATTACTTAAACTTATCATCGTATCAACATATCCATTAAAACCAAAAGAATAAGAAAATGTTCTATTTATATTCTCGTCCGTATGGAATAGATAAAATTGTTTCATAACAGCACCAATATTAAAACATCCCGTTTTTGATAATGCCGCCTTTGAGGGGATATTTTGCGCTATCTTATTAAGATCATCGCGATATTCAGATAATTCTGCTATAAATAATTTATAGGAAGGCAACTTTTCACATTTATCTATGATCATATCCATTTTTTTCAGTGTATAAGCAGCATAATTTCTCATATTTGAGAAGTATAAATCAATGCTCTTCATATTTATAAAGAATCTATAGCAGCTAACGATATTTTGATAAATATTATAGAAATAAACTCCTAGAGAAACAAGTATATATATACGTTTATTCCATGACACATGTTGAAATTCTGTAAAAAGCTGCCCAATCGAATGGTTTTGTAATTGTTGTAATAAAATTCGCTTATAAGACTCAAAGGTAATGGGTATTCCCATTATTTTAAGCAAGAAAAATGGAATGATCATCATAATAATAGGCAGCAGTAAATTAAGAACCGGTGAGGCTATGTTATATATACTCATAAAGCTTAAAAAAGGTGTGGATTTATTTAACCATTTCACCCTATCCCAGTCCACGTATTGATATTTTTCAATAAAATCATCTTGACCCTTTATCTCTCCCCACGTTTTCCAACAGCTTTCAATACACTCCTTGTCGATTTTTTCATCCTTTAATGCACCACATAATTTCTGGGTATCCTTCAAAAATTTGCGATCCGTTGTATAATATTCGCTCCATTTTTCTAATAGTTTCTTACCTAGTAGCGTTTTAGGCCTGAATAGATATTCATACATACCTGCACCTTCACCTTTTAATAACTCTAAATCTTCATATAGATTTTTGAATAATTTCTTCTTTTTTTTGCAATATGATATTGGTAATTCAAAAGGCATTGTATTAAAAGAGGAAATTATGAAATATAGTGGAACGAGTTAGAATATTATGTCTTTGTAATTATTTGGCAACTCCTTAATTTCTGTAGAGTAGAACTGCTTTATCTCAGTCAACTTCTGAATATCTCGGCGAGTAATGAAGTTTATTCCAACGCCCTGACGACCCCAACGACCCGAGCGCCCTATACGATGCAGATATGTATGCACATTCTTAGGAAGATCAAAATTAATAACGATGCTCACTTGCTGAATATCTATACCTCTTGCCAATAAATCTGTTGATATTAATACTCGACAGGCTCCGGTTTTGAAACGTTGATAAATGTCACGACGATCCTTTTCCTCCATGCCACTATGCATTCGTTCCACAGGAAATTCATCATGTTTCATAGCATCGAATAAGTCGTCTACACGTCGAATGCTATTACAATATATAATCGCTTGCGAAATAGACAATGAACCAAATAAATCCTTCAAGGTTGCGTACTTATGTTCATCATTATCAAGAGCAATGAAGAATTGGGCAATACCCTGCAATGTTAACATCTCTTTTTTTATTAAAATTTTTATTGGATTGCGCAGAAATTTAGATGTAAGAATATTTAACTCAGTTGGCATCGTTGCACTAAACAAACCGATTTGAACTTCATTTGGCATAAATTGAAAAATCTTATAAATTTGTTCTTTAAAACCATGCGATAAAAGCTCATCCGCCTCGTCAAGAATCAATAGGGTAATATCTCCCGTCTTCAAATGTTTTCTTCGTATCATATCATGGACACGCCCCGGACTTCCAACAATTATATGTGGTGGATTTGTTTCTAATTTTTCTCGATCTTCATCTGTAGAAGTACCACCTACCAGTAATTGTGTAGTGATCTTTAATAGCGAACCCATCGCTTGTATTACGCTATAGATCTGACGCGCCAATTCCCGCGTATGTGCTAATATTAATACCTGCGTGGCAACGTTTTTCTCATCCAAAATTTGTAAAGACCCTATTACAAATGCACCTGTTTTACCAGTTCCTGATTGAGCTTGCGCAATCATATCACGACGCTGTATTAATGGTATTATAGCCTGTTTTTGAATTGGTGAAGGATTCTCAAAGCCATAGGCATAAACACCCCTCAAGAGCTCGGTTTTTAAATCCAAATCTGCATCGTCCCAAGATTCGAATGTTGTATTATTTTTGCAATCTATATCATTTTGTTCGCTAGACATAGTTATATAGATAAGTATAAGTATGTTTATATCACTTTTTAGAAATTGATATAAACTATTATTTATATAGTTAAGTACATGGTAACACTTGCAGATCGACAATACACATTAGAGAATTTTTACTCATTTGTAAAAGCTTGTTCGAGGAATAATCGGGCTCTTCCCGAAAAAACATATAAACAAATTACATTTCTTGCAGAAAAGGTAGGGGCACCAACGTATAGTAGAACACCCAATTTTAAAAGGGTACGCAAGGATCGGAAATACAAATGCTCGCCCGAAAATTGGGAAGCTATGCGAAATTTTAAGGCTACAACATTTATTAAAGAGACCGAAGGTGTCGGGAAGCTTATTGATGATATTATTTTGCTATTAAATAAGATAACGCGAGAGAACTATACTGATATATGTGCGGCGATTGTGAAAATTATGGTGGAAGTACAAGGTAGTAAGCATACTGAAGTACATCTTATTAAATTAGGTGAGTCTATTTTTAATATTGGTAGCGCCAATGAATTTTATAGTAAATTATATGCAAGTCTATATCATGATTTGATTAAGTTGTTTCCATTTATGAAGGATATCTGTCTTAAGAACTTTACATCATTTATGCAGTTATTTTCGAATATTGAAAATGGAAATCCAGATGAGGATTATGATAAGTTTTGTCGTATAAATAAAGAAAATGCTAAGCGACGGGCAATCGCGCAATTTTTTGTAAATCTGATGTTGAATGATATAATTGCAAGAGAGGACATGATTGTCTTCGTATTAAATCTATTAGAAAAGCATCAGACATTTATGAAACAGGAGGGGGTAAAAGGTATTGTTGATGAAATTTCTGAAAATATATTTATCTTTCTCACGAGTGGACAAAAGTACTTATCGCGTGACGAAAAAATATGGAAGGGGATTATTAAATATACACAAGATATATCCGAGCTAAAAGCATCTGCATATCCCAGTCTGTCTAGTAAGACAATATTTAAATTTATGGATATCTTAGAAATGATATAAAAATGTACATTATATATATATTATATTATGCCAGATAAGTCAGAAGACGCGAATACAGAAGGGTCTACTGCAAATTTGTCATTTTCACTGGAAGAAGTTTGTGGGGGGGGAAGTGTTCCGGTTACTTATAATGAGTTGGTACGTGATGTAGATCTTCTTGAAATGACTAGTGATCTTCAACTAGATTGTCATATTGCGCAGGAGATAAATTATTCCACAAATTTTACACGCAAAGACTTAGATCGTATTGCAGATTATTATTCTATAAGTAAGAGAAAAAAGTTAAAAGATGAATTGATACAAGAAATTATATTGTTCGAAACAAATCCTGAAAAGATCGAAATAGTTTATCGAAGGAAAAAATTATGGTCTTATATGGAAGAAATAAAAGATGATAAATACTTAAGAAAATTTTTAATATTTAATTAAGATATATGGTTTTGTCTCGTCTTAACAAAAAAATAAATTATCCTGACATCGAGCGTGTTGATCAAGATGATATAAATCATAATTCACCTTTATATCAGACTGCAATTAAGAATGTAGACACTATTATTGCTTTAGGTAATGTTAAAATGTCTTTTGTCAATGATAAAGTCTTATATGTACCTATTTATCTAACCAAAAATTATAAAGTTATTGCACAAGTAGGTGTTTATGAATTCCCAAATTCTACCTATGCCAATATATTAGATGAGGACGATGATATATTGCTTGATCAACTCGAGCAACCTTTATTATATTCTTTTGTTACATCCGACTATATCAAAGAAAAGGTGGGCGACGGTGGTGAGGTCGCGTCTGAGGTGCAGGAAGAAGATGATTCTGACAAGGATTCTGATAAGGATGAGGATTCTGATTCTGATTCTGATTCTGATTCTGACGATAGTGACGACGAGGAAGAAGAGGAGGGCGAGGAGGAAAAGAAAGAGAGTGTTGAACAGGATTTATTTGGACAGGAAGGATTAGGAGCATCTGTTTTACCCGAAGAAGGTGAAGTATTGGAGGAGTTATTGGAAAGTGAAGCTGATGCTGAAACAGCTGATGGTCATAAAAATTGGATTCAGAGGTTTTTAAAGAATTCACATTATGAAATAAGCGATGAGGGTGGGGGCGGCGATTGTTTGTTTGAGGTCATTCGCGGGGCGACGGCTGAAACGGCGCACCCGTATTCTGTGGCGGAATTGCGAAAAATATTATCTGAGAATGTAACGGAAGAGATTTTTAAAGGATATCGAGAGATGTATGATATGCATGTGACTGCTATTAAAAAGGATACATCGGCGATGAGCGCATTGAAAACGCAACTTACTACTTTGAAGAGTGAATATGGCTCCTCCGCGGATATTGCGCGGAAAAAGGAACTATTGGGAAGTGCGCATGATGTCAAAAAAAAATATGCTCAATTAAAAGCTGAGCGCGGGCGGGCACGCTCAGTTGTTAACGTTGAGTTTGCTTTTATGAAGGATGTGCATACTCTGGATGATTTTAAGGAGGTAGTTCGCACCTGTAAATTCTGGGCCGATACTTGGGCAATATCGACCTTGGAGAGAGTATTAAATATGAAGCTTATTCTACTTTCTAGTCAAAATTATGATAGAAAGGATTATAAAAATGTCTTACAATGCGGGCAATTAAATGATGAGGAGTTGGAAAAAAAGGGTAAATTCACACCTGCATTCTATATTATTACAGATTATACGGGAAGGCATTATAAACTTGTATCTTATAAAGGAAAACGAATATTTACATTTAAGGATTTGCCATATGGATTGGTTCACAGAATTGTTGACTTATGTATGCCGAAAGAGGGTGGTGTATATAATTTAATCCCTGCCTTTCGCCGCTTGAAAGTAAGTATAGCGGCAAAGGCGTCAGTTACGGCTGCTGCGGCGGCGGCGGCGGCGGGGGCAGATGCCCAAGATGGGGAGGCTGTTCCGGGTAAACTTTTTAATGAAGATATAGTTTTTCAGTTTTATTCGCGATCTCAAAATAAAGCGCCGGGGAAAGGGGGGGGAGAGAAAATACCTTCTGATGCAGAAAAGCGATTTGTTAATTTGAAAGCAATCAAAGATTGGCGCAAGGTACTCTCTAACTTCTATGTTGGTGACCCCCTGCAGTATGATGGGCGAACGTGGGCAAGCGTTGAACATCTTTATCATGCACTTAAGTTTAAAAAGAATAATCCCGAATTTTATGCTAAATTTAGTCTTGAGTCTAATTCTCCCTTTTCGAAATTGCCGGGCAGGGCGAAGGCGGCTGGCGGCAAAACCGGAATCCTTACTATTCGTAAAAAAGGTGAGGATGGAAAAAAACGGACAGAAAAAATAATTCTGCGCGGTGAAAATATTAAAGCAGATGCTGATTTCTGGGATAGAAAAGAGTCCGCCATGGAGACCGCCCTTCGTAGCAAATTCATGAGTGATGGGCTACCAAAAGATGTGTTAATTAAAACTCTTGATGCTAAACTGACCCATTATTTAGGCCGCGGGAAAGGGTCTCAGACATGGAATCATCTTATGAAAATTCGCAAAGAAATATAAACAATATATATAATATATATCATGACATTCTCGAAACATTCACAAGATAATATGCTTTTTTTTTTGAATGATGCCGAGCACTATATTAAAAAAATAGGACCTCAACAACAGCGACGACTTGATATACTTATGGGTAAATTATATAAGGATATCTACAATTCGAATACTTTTGTTAAATCATTATTACAGCGCAACCTTCTCAGAATGAAAATGGTAACCATTCATCATCGCAATGATATTCCCGACAGTTCGCTTTTAAATAGTCGCTATGTTCCCAATGATGTCAAGGATTATATCCAACAAAAATCAACCTATTATATTCAATATAAATGTAAAATTATGAATAAATCTGTTGAGATTAATATTGTAGCAAGTGGCAATATAACACCATCTAAACGTCGTCATTTTGATAAAATGGCACATTTAATGCTTGTCTGGCTACGCATGGGCTTTTTATACTCCCCTGCTGTATGTGGTAAAAGTTTAAAAGTATTGTTTTTCGATACTACATTAAAGAAAACTTTGCCGCGAAGTTTAATAGATGTTTTAGGAACCGACCATTGTAATTCGGCGGTAACAACCACATGTTCACAAAAGGGTGAAATTGTTATTTATCGAAGGGAGGAGTGGTTTAAGGTATTTATACATGAGACATTTCATGCATTAGGTTTGGATTTTTCCACATATCCGACAAATCATCTTAATTATCAGATGCAGAAACTATTCCCTATTGAGAGTGAAATGAATTTATATGAGGCATATAGTGAATTTTGGGCCACTATTTTGAATTGTTTATTTTGTGCGTACGAATTACTAGATGATAAACTAAGTGAAAAAGATTTCCTTCTTTATAGCGATTTTCTTCTTCAGTTTGAGAGAATATTTTCGCTCTTTCAGAGTAATAAAATTCTATACTTTATGGGCATGAGTTATGGGAATTTATATAAAACTGAGGAGGTAAGCTTTGTTGCGCGAAAATATCTCTATAAGGAGGAAACAAATGTTTTTTCCTACTATATTATTAAGAATATTCTGTTGTATAATTATCCTGCTTTTTTAGAGTGGTGTGATCGGAATAATATTAATATGCTGCGTTTTGATAAATATGATAATAATTTGAATAAGTTTTATGAGTTTGTTCGTAAGCATTATAAAAATCCTTCATTTCTTAGCGATATGCAGCGGATGCGAGGATTTCTATTGAACAAAAGGCGCGATGTGGAAAAACATCCCCTGCATGAAACACTACGCATGACAATCAGTGAATTAGAATGATATTTTTTTGTCATCATATTGTATATAATGGTAAAAAGACGAAGAAGAAGAAGAAAGACGCGCCGGCGCGTACAACGCGGCGGCGCATGTGGTTGCCCAAAAGTAATAGATCATAGCCCGCTCCCAACTCCCCCCTGGTTACCGCCAGGTCGTATGTATGAGCCTGGCGGTGTTAATGGGCTTACCGATGGTTATTATTATGGTGTAGAAGTGAGTCAAGCATTACCAGACCCAATTAATCAGACCAATCTTGGACAAATGAAGGGTGGCAGTCGGCGACGCCTTGTAGATTCGGTTTTTGATGACGTAATGGGATTTTCGGGTCCTAAGCGGAAAAGACGTAAAAAGAGAACAAAGAAAAGCGCAGTGGCTCATGTAAAGGATGCTTTAAGGGGACTCAAGGGAACAGGTAATAAAATTCGTAATGCATGGAAACGTGGACATATTGGTATTAAAGAAGAATTGAGGGCACGCGTGGACTGGAAGGGTGGGCGGCGCAGAAGTCGGCGGCGGCGGCGCAGAAGTCGTCGGCAGCGTAGAAATCGTCGTACTAGACGTAGAAGATAAATTATCTAATATTTATTGCTCATATTTGTTCTTGATGGAACACAATAATATGAACAAAATTTCGAATAGTTAAGTTTTTGTCCCCGATAATTACGTGCTGCTTTTTTGGGATCTTTTATTAATTTTCCTTCAGCATCGCGATTCGTAGCAGGTTCTTCCCCATCTTTGTGCGACCAACTCCCCTTTTTATTTTCAAGATAAAAATGATACATTTTTTTGGGATCTACCACCAAAGCCCCTTTGTGGTAAGTGCGCGGACAAGATTTCTCAAAATTTGTTTTAAATATATCAGGAGTATCTGCAAGTAGACGTTTATTAATCGTTTTGCATGTATAGTCCTTTGGTTTTATTTTTGGATAGCCACTGAAATAACCAGGTTGGGGTTTTAATTTTATACATAATTTGGAATTTTTTCTAGTACCCTTTCTTTTAGAACGTTTATAAATAGATTTGCATCTTCGCGTCATTTTATGATTAATATTTTGAAGAAAAAATGCTAAGCAATTGTGACTATATCTCGTATATATATTTTTATTCCATTTTTGGGGCTCATACTTACGCGGCATTATATATACTTGAGAAGAAAATTGATTAATTAAATATAGACAAATAGATAAGAAAAAAAATGGGAATCGCCCGATTAAACCGATTTATACAGAAACGTTGTCCGCAATGTCTTCATAAAATAAATTTAGAAACACTTTCTGGAAAGGTATTGGCTATTGATACATCTATTTATCTCTATAAATTCAAAGCCAAAGGATCTCTCATAACACAGATGTATTTAATGTGCTCTCTATTTAAGTACTATAATATAAAACCTATTTTTGTCTTTGATGGTAAACCACCGCCAGAAAAGCAAGCTGTAATTAATATGCGGAGAGAGAAAAAGAAAGCTGCAGAACGTGAGCACAAAAAGATTGCGCATAACTTATTATCTACCACGAATAAGTATAAACGGCAAGGACTCAAGCATAAACTGGACAAATTGGCAAAGAAGTTTATCCGTATTAAAAATAGTGAAATACGGGATATTAAAATGTTATTTAGTAGTTATGGTATTTCTTATATAGAGGCAGTTGGGGAAGCTGACCGGTGGTGTGCTAAATTAGTGTCAAGTGGATATGCTTATGCGTGTGTCAGTGAAGATATGGATATGTTTGCATATGGATGTCCTTTGGTTCTTCGATATTTGAATTTGGTAAATCGTACTGCTGTTCTGTATGATTTACACAAAATACTAGCAAAACTGAGTCTTCCTCTTGGCGATTTTCGGTCACTCTGTATATTATCTGGATCAGATTATAATTATGATTCTTCTGCATATGTCAAACCAATTGGATATTATTATTATCGCCTTAAGCGCTATAAGTCTACTAACCTAACACGAGGCGATTTCTATAATTGGTTATATGATCGGGAAGTGATACCATTATCAAAGGACAACTATTGCAAGGCCCGCACATTATTTAATAATGCATCCTTGATAATTACGCCACAGGATATAAGAACACATTCTCCGCAACCAAAAAAACTAATGGATATTTTAAGGAAGGAAAACTTTATCTTCCCCCCCGTCCAATAGGATTCGTTGTATATACTTTCTTAAAATCTGTCATAAAGATAAATGAGCCATATTTGTCCACCAGTCACTTTTTTTGATGAAGAAGCAAACTACATGAGTTGGATTTTTCTTTTTAGTTTTATAGTAATATATGGAATTTCAAGGAGTTTTATTGCGTTTAGACAGCTAAGAGAAATTACTGAAGACATTTCTGAGAGAATAGAAGATGAAGCGCGACCGACCCCATTTATTGCAATGGTTGATATACAAGAAGCTGAGGTTGTGAACTTGAGAGAAAATGATGCAATGCGTGTTGTATCATTGATTGCAATGGTTGATGATACACGGCGCGCTGCGATTTCGAACTTGTAGTTTGGGTCATCATAAGAGAGGTTATAATATTTTTATATATATATATATATGGATTTTGTAAATTGGCTTACTAGAAACCGACCGGGGGCGCGCGCCGCAGCGGACCAGCGGGC